CTTATAGCCCTCCCGCAGCTCTTTCATCAGGAAATCAAGCTGCATTTCCAGATCGCCGATGCTCTTTCGGCAGCATTGGGCATAGTCCAGCAGCTCTGCCTTGCGGGAGCAGTATGTCCATTGGGCGAGGCCATAGCCCGCCTTATCCGTTGCGAAGAACTGATACTTGCCGCTGTCCACCGCCGCCGTATAGCTTGCGTCGGTCACGCCAAGCCTTTTTTCATATAGGTTCTCCACGTTGTTCGGGATAAGGCCGCTCTCCGCATACAGGTTTCCCATCAGACCGGCGGTGCCGAAGTCGTTCAGCCCCGCGCTTTTCAGATAATTCCAGATTTTCTCCTCGTTGTTCTTTCCTGCCAGCATGATCTATCCCTCCTCACGGTTCCTCTGTCTGCTGTGCAATCCGTTCCGCCTCCTCCTTTTCCCGTCTCATGTCCGCAAGCTGCCACCGCCTGTCCTGCTTCTTCTCCTTGGTGGTTTTTATCCAGCCGAGGATGCCGCACTCGCCGCCCAGCGTGGCGAACACGCAGGTGATCAGCGTATCCGGTACAGAGCCGTACACGGTAAACAGCGCGATCATGGCTATCGTGAATACCGTCAGACACAAAAAGACGATCAGCAGAATAAAGTCCATGGTTCCCATGCGCTTCTTCCGGCCTTTCGTCTTTGCCTGCGTTCGCTTTCCCGCCATGTCAGTCCTCCTTGATGTGCGGGTGCGCGCTTTTATTCAGGTGCTTATCCAGTTTGTCCAGCGCATCCTTGCACGGCCCGTTGCACCCCTGCTCCACAAGCCCCTGCAACGCGCCGCGCAGGCCATAGCAGATAAGCGTCTGCTCCTCCTGAATGGCGTTGATGAACTCGCTCTGCTTTTTGTTGCTCTCAATGACCTTGTACACGGAAACAATGGCGGCGACCAGCGCTCCGATTGCTCCCAAAAGGCTGGCCGCCTTAATGATGGTGTCCGCGTTGATGTACATTTTCCTGTCCTCCTGCTTTCACTCCGACCATTCGTCCCCGCCGATGGCCCTGCGGTATGCCTCGTCGGCCTCCGCGATCTCGTCTCTCCCGGTCACGGTGTCGCCCAGCTCCGCAAGGCGTGTCGCCAGCACCCGGACGGTACGCGCCTGCATTTCCACAAGCGCCTCCAGCTCTGCGATGATCTGCAAATGGCTGCTCACGCCGTCGCCTCCGTCCAGCCGTATACCCCCGGTTCCCACACATTGGCATCCGCCGTTGATGTCCAATGCTTCCCATTGTGGCTCACCTTGTCGCCCTTTGCGTAAGCGTCATGCGCCCCCACCGGCTGGCTCCATTCCGGCCATTCTTCCGCCGGGTCAGATGCCGCCGACCAAAGCGACACCGCCTTGTCCGGTTCCCATCCAGCCTGCGAGGTGTGCGCCTGTACGCATTTGTACAGCTTGTCCCCCCAGTTGCGCAGCTGCCCCACTGTGTAAGCAACGCCGGTCTGCCACGTTTCAAACAGGCTCTTATGCTCCCCCGCAGTCACAGCATCGATGCTTCCGCTCTCCGCCAGCGTCACAAAGGCGATCTCCGTTGCTTTTCTCGTTTCTTCCATCACCTTTATCCTTTCCACATACCTGTAATGCTCGCTGATGGTATAGAAGTCGTACCGCGTCCCGTCCTCGTCCGTGTCGCTGTGATAGTGCCGGTCGATGCGGCAGCGGTCTGTGATGCTGCTGTCGTCATACTCCCGCACTGTGGTCAGGTATTCACCCTCCCGCAGCGCGGGGCCGCCCACAATTTTCAGGTTTTCCCGTTCTACGCCGCCGATAACACTTGTTCCGTAGACGTATTCCATCTTGCCCGCTCCTTTCTTGCGTGTTCTCTGACCACGCATTTCAATTTCCGCTGCAAACCCGCCTCCACATAGCTCTGGAAAAAGTGGACGTGATTGCAGTGCTTCATCTGGCCCAGTCTGGATAAAAGCCCCTGCGCCAATGCGGGCTTGATCGCGTGGTGCCGCCGCATGGCACGGCGGCAGGCGGAAAGAGAATGTTTCAGGCGCACCATGTTTCGTTTCCGCAGCAGGGTATACCCTCGCCCGAAGCGATACCCCAGCGCCGCCACCGTCCGCTTTGCCGTCGGATAGAGCTGCCACTTGCCGTTCAGCCGCAGGCCGTGTGCCGCCAGCCATTTCTCGATCAGCTCCCGCAGCCGCCGCAGCTTCCGCTTGTTCCGCCCGAACAGGGTAAAGTTGTCCATGTACCGCAGGTAGTGGTCGCACAGACCGCTTTCCCGTATCAGCCGGTCGAGTGGTTGCAGCACCGTGTTGGCAAACCATTGGGAAAAGTAAGCGCCGATCAGAATGCCGTGCTTCATCAGCCGCTCGCATACCTCCAGCATCCGCCGGTCTTTCACCAGCCGCCGGAGCCGCTTCATCACCGTCTCCGCTGTCAAACTGTCGTAGAAATGGTGGATGTCCAGCTCCTCGGCGTACTTCGTCCCTTTCGGGTCTGTCCGCATCCACTTCTTGATGGCCCGAACGCCGTAATGGATGCCCCGGTTTCGGATGCTCCCGCAGCAGAAATTGTCCATGCCCCGCATCATGATCGGCTCCAACACCTGAATGACCGCGTGATGCACATACTGGTCAGGCCACAGTCTCGGCTCCGATATGTCCCGCCACTTGCCAGCGCTCTTGTCCCAGCGCCGCGCAAGCCTCGGCTCGTTCGCCTCGTAACCGCCTGTAATGATCTCCCGCAGCTCTTTTACATAGCGGTCAACGTCCGCCTCCACCCGTGCCACCGTCCGGTTTGGCCTGTGGTGCGGATGGAAGCGGTGTGTCACGTTCACAGCGAAGATCGCCAGCCGCAGGTTTTCTTCCGATACCAGCTTTGGAAATAGGTTGTTTGCTCGTTTCATCAGGAATGTTTTCCTCCTTTTAGCCTCACGGCCTTTCCATCGCCTCCACGGGTTGTGGAAGTGTACTAAACCGTGTCCTGATGGCTTATCTGCACCAAGGGGTGCCGAGGATGTCCGCGCCCCGGCGTGGGTCTTTGCGTTGCCGGGTATGGAGGTGGGTAGCCAGTCCATAAAAGGACGCGGCAGCCGATGTACGCGTACGAGTTGGACGCGCCGCTGCAGTCCACGAAGAACAGCCCGAGGTACCCGCTCTGGCCATAGTTACCGCCGAAGCGCAGACACGGGTAGGAAGCATTGAAGCACCAGCTATCCGCCGAACCAAGAAGCAAGGCACCGACTGCGTGCGCGGTCATCCCCTGTATTTTCAAGCCGCCTGTGCGGCTGAAAACCCGTTAGCCTTTTGCGCGGCCTGCGGGCCGCAGGATACGCAGAGGGGGATGCGTCCCCCTCTGCACTCCCCCGTCAGGGGAGTTTTTGGAGGCGGCAGCCGATGTACGCGTTCGAGTCGGACGCGCCGCCGTAGTTCACGTAGAACAGCCCGTAGCTCCCGCTCTGGTCATAGCTACCGCCGAAGAACAGACACGGGTAGGAAGCAACGAACGACCAGCTATCCGCCGAATATGTCGTCTCACTACCGCCCGATGCCGTGGGATAGATAACCCATTCCAGCCCGGCCACCGTTGCCACGGTAAAGGCGCTGGGCCATCCGCTCGACGGAACGCCCACGGCGGTGCCGCCGCTGTTGTCGCTGAAACTGCTGGGCGTGTTGATGATGTTCAGGCCGTTGCTGTTGTAGTAGCAGCCGTCGCCCCAGTCATACACGTTGTCCCACAGGCCCTCGATGTAGCGATACTGCGTACCGAGGCCATAGCTGTCCCGGCTCGCAAGCGTCGTTCCGGTGTGATAGGGCATACTGTCCGTATAGCCCATATTCTCCGTTGCGCTGTTGTTGCCGCAGCCCTTGCCGATGGTTTTCTGGCTGTTCCAGTCCGCGAACTCCACAAGGTACAGCATCCAGATCGTCATGCGCATCTGAATGTCGCTCTGCCAGATGTTGCTCCCCAGATTGTGGATGCTCGTGCGGGCCGTACTGCGTGTGATATTCGCTTTCGGTTTTACGCCGGACTGGCTCTTGTAGTTGTTGGTGTTGCAGTGATAGCGGCCAATGTACACAATGTCCCGCTCTCCCTTGCCGTCCCCTCGGTCGGCGTGGGCTGGGGAGACGTGAAAGCCGTCCGTTTCCTTATCCGCGATCTGGAGTTTCAGGCTGTTCCCGCTCTTTGTCCACTTGTACCAGAACTTCGGGATAGCCACCAGCTCACCGGCCACCGCATCCGTCACGCGCACCATCCCGCTCCACGGGTACAGGTTGTCAAATGGGCTTCCGTAACTGGTTGCCCCCGCCCGGTACGGGGTCGGGTTCACGAAGCTGGCGGCCTCGTCCGTCCGGCTCCACACCGTCGTGCTGGTTCCATCCCACACCACGCCGTAGATGTGCCGATAGGCCAGCTTCACATTTACCGTCTGTCCGTCCGCCGTGATGGTTGCGGTATCCTCCGCCGTCTCTCCGCTCTTGGTGGCGGTGATGGTGTAGGTGCCGCTTTCCGTCACGGTGAAGTCCACCGTCCCCGTTGCAGATGCCGTTTTGCTCTGCGTCTTGCTTCCCTTGGTGCAGGTGACGGTGGAGCCGCTGTCAATGCTCACGCGGATGGTCGCTGTGAAGTAGGATAGCGTCGCCGTGTACTGCTGCACCACAGAGACCGTCACCGTATCCGTGGCAGTCTGCCCGTTCTTGGTGGCCTTGATGGTGTATGTTCCGTAGTCCTCCACATCAAACGTCCATTTTCCGCCGCTCTCCGTTGCGGTGTATACCTTGGTTCCCAGCGTGGCCGTCACCGTGGAGCCGGTGGGCGCGGTCACAACGATCTGCGCCGTCATGCCTACCTGCGGCAGACTGTCCGCGCTGAGCTTGCCGTCTGCCCCCAGCGTCGGGATGCCGTTCGGCACGTTGATGGGGAGCTGATCGGTGTCCATCTTCCCGTCCGCGCCGAGACCTGCCACGCCGCCCGGCGTATTGACAGGGAGCTGGCCGGTGCCAACCTTGCCGTCCGTTCCGATGCCCGCAACGCCGCCCGGCGTATTGATGGGGAGCTGGTCGGTGCCAACCTTGCCGTCCTCTCCCAGTCCGGCCACTCCGCCCGGTGTGTTGACAGGGAGCTGGCTGACCGGCACCTTTCCGTCTGTCCCCAGCCCCGCCTTTTTGGCAAGAGCCGCCGCCACCGCACCGCTGGTCAGCAGCTTGTCACTGTTCTCCGTCGGCACCGTGTCGAACGTCTGCGCCGTAACGCCGCCCTTGCCGTCGCCTTTCAGGATACCGCTGGCGGTGATCTTGTCCTGCTTGTCCGTAATGGCCTGACGGATACCCTCGTGCGCGTTTTCATCCTCGTTGTGTGCCTTGATGGCAGCCGCCATGCTTTCTGCTGTCACCAGCGCCGAAGCGTCGATGGTCACCTGCAGCGTCCCGCCGCTGCCCGTAAACTCCAGCAGCCCGTAGAATGTGTACACATAGTCCGGCACGTCCGTCTTGCTGGGGATTTCCACGCCCGCGTCCGTATCCGTCTGAAATAGGGCGATCAGCCTTGCCGCGCCGCTGTCCAGCTTTGCCCAGATACCGAGCTGGTTCAGGGGGTAACCTGTTGCCAGCGGGGTAACTTGCAGTTGCAGCTTTTGTCCCTGCGCCGTCGTCTTGTTGGACAGGATGCTGACTGTCTGCTTTTCACTCACAAGCGCCGTCTGCGCCAGCATCGCCGCCTCGCTCACGCGGCCTGTTCCCGCCGCCGCGCGGGTGATGGTCAGCGTCTTTCCCGCTGTCCATTGTGCCAGCAGCTCACTGCCGCTGTTGGTGATAACGCCTTTCCATGCCACTTTTCGTTTCCTCCTGACTTAGAATTTCGATGCGCTGCCGAAGTCAACCACCGCCGCGCCAGCCATAGCCGCGATGCCGTAGGCCGTTGCGGTGCCGCCCGCATCGTAATATTCCACTTCCTCCAGATGTGCGCTGAACCGCTTGGCAGCGGCGAGCCGACGTTCGATCTCCGCGATGGTCATGGCGGCGAACTTCTGCCGTTCCTCCACGGTGGTGATGTTTACCCGCAGTCTGAACTTTCCGTGGGAGCCGCCGTACTCGAACCATTCCTCCAGCTTTGTTCCCGGATAGATCGCGTCGGCCTGCGTTCTTGCAGCTCCCGCAGTTCCCATTGTTCGCCGGATGTTCAGCGCCGTCTTGACGATGCGCCGCTTCTGCTCGATGTCGTACCCTGTGTCGTACCAGTCGATCTTCCAGTTCACGGCCAGCGCGTCCAGCACCTCCTCGGCCACGGTGTCGATGGCGGTGTATATCTGACTTCCCGCGATATAGCCCATCGTCTTTTGGTGCAGCTCCAGCATCGCCATGGATAGGGCCTTTACCCACGGCTGTTCTCCCAGAATGCGCGGCAAGCCGTCGGCGATTTGGGCATTTTTCAGGCTCTTAATCATCCTCCAGCCCTCCATAGGTGGCGGCGGCCCCCGTGCATTTCGGCAGCTCCGTGGTGTCGATCACGGTGTCTACGGGGGCGGTCAGCGTTACCCGCTTGGCCCCCGCTTCCCGCAGCCGGGCGATCAGCTCCGTCGGGTTGATGTCTCGCCCCAACTTTCTTTGCCATGTCTGGAAGTCCGCCACCGCCGCCGCGATGCGGCTTTGTATCTCACTCACGCTTCGCTGGTCGCTTTCCGCGATCCAGTATTTCACGGTGATGGCGTATTCCACCTCGTCCGGGGCCAGCGCCGTCACCTTGTCGCACAGCGGGCGGATGGTCTCGTCGTCCAGATAGGCCGCCATGGCCGTCAGCTCCGTGCTGTTGGGGACGCGCAATCCGTTCTCGTCCTCGATCACGAAGTAGATATTTACCTCGTCCGGCAGCGGGCTGACGATGCGCACGTCGGCTACATCACCCCGCC